CCATTGTCCCTGATATCGATGCAGTTCTCGCAAAGTATGGACTCCTCATTCACGTTTATCGTCACCCAAGAACTGCACTCGTAGCACAGGCGCTCAACTTCCTCGGCACCCTCGCACGTTGGACAAACCACAGTCTTGGTATCGATGTAACCAATGTCGCGGTTGAAGTTGTGGGGCATCGGTACTTCTTGAAGCACCGTCCCCTCACCATGGCACTCGGAACACTCGTCCATGTACGGTATCTCTTGCATCCGCATGAGTTCTTCTTTCATACGTCCCATTATTCGTCCTCCTCATAAACATCCTTGTCTAAATTCATAACCTCGTCCTCCTCTTCATCCGCTGCTGGAACCCAGCATTCGTCCAGTCCGTCTCTGTAGGTGCCCTCAAACATGCCCCCCTCGTCTTGGTAATCGGCCTCAACCTTGCAACCTAAGTCAACCAGCCTGTCCCAAATAGGAATAGGTGGAGCCCATGCGGTCCAACACTGGAACTCAATCTCCGCTGCTGGTGGATTCCAGAGTTTAAGGCGAATGTCACCCATTTCAACCGCGCAGACATCCCACTTGGTGCCCCAGTTTTCGTTGCGCCACTCGTACCAAGAAGGGAGCGTAGTGTCCCAAGGCTTGGGCAACTTAATCTCTGGAGCGGACCACATCTCGAACGGCATCGGCGCTATCAAATCGCAGAACCGTGCCTCTTTACATTTAAGGTTGTCTTCTATTTGTGAGATCAAGGCCCGTGGACCTGTGATCGTGACCTGTTGATCGCAATGATTTGGCATTATAATAATCCTCGTTGATGTTGTTTTCTAGTTGATACTTGTACTCTAATTGCAGGAAACTTGTATGTCAAACGATTGTTTTGCAGGTACTGGTCCTCGGTCCACGGATCTTGGGCGAGTTTCCCCCGATGACAGTGAATACACTATAGGCGTTTTTTACACAGATTTTATTTTTATTTTTATTTTTCATTTAAATATGATGTACTCAGTGTACTCACCGTACTCAACACCTTCTTTGTATAGCCCACTCCTGAGTACACTTGAGTACACTGAGTACACTTCTGGGAAGAAAACGCCTATATAGGACTGAAAAGCAGCGACCTTGTTCTCGTTGCCAACGTACTCACTTTGGTATAACTTGTTAACAGGAAACAACGAGGTCGCCATGCCATCTGCTAAGAAGAAAATTGAAGAAGAACATGGTCGAACACTGACAAACAGGCAGACAACTTTTGCACGTTACATAGTCGAGGGTATATACTCGAACGCAGACTGTGCGCGTAAGGCTGGGTATTCTGTGGATGTTGCGGCTAAACAAGCGTCCATCTTGTTGAACGGTCGAGACTACCCCCATGTGCTAGACTACATCAAAGATATGCGGGAGGAGCGGGTGCGCAGGTACGGGGTGACCACCATTGGTCAACTTGAACGCCTCCACAAGCTCTCTGTCGGGGCCGAGGAGAACAACCAGTTTTCTGCCGCCATCAATGCTGAGAAGATACGCTCCGCGTTGGGAGGTTTGACCATCGATCGCCGAGAGAACATCAACACCATTGACCAACTGTCGCGTGATGAGATCACTGCTCGCCTTGCCAAGTTGCAAGCTCAATACCCGCAAGCGTTCATGGTCGATATAACACCGAAGGAAACACCTGATGAGCAAGGGGCCGGAAGCAAACTTTTGGAACACGATCCGATCGAACCTACCACCGAAGACGTTCGCGACAAGGATTGAAAACAAGCACGGAGGGGGTGTGCCGGACGTTCATCTTGTCTGGGACGGCATCCCGATTTGGTTGGAGTTAAAAGTAAGCAAAGGAAACGCGGTCAACATCTCGCCTCATCAAATCGCTTGGCACATGGCATACCATGCCCGTGGAGGGCTGAGTTTTTACTTGGTAAAGAGGTCCAAGGACCGTGATATACTTTTATTTGGGGGTGATCAGGGGCCCATGGTCCTTGATTTGGGGTGCCTTGCGCCCTGCGCCCTGCGCGTTGACACTGTACCTGAGTTGTTCTGCGCCCTGCGCCCTTTATTGTTGGATAAATTGTCTTGCGCCCTGCGCCCTGCGCCCTGATTCTTTTATTACTGTACGCCTGCGCAGGCAAAAAGAAAAGGGGACCGAGAGCCGTGGCCCTTGGTCCCCTCGATTGGTTAGTGTTGCACGATTGCGATTGATTTTGACGACTTGACCGAGGTCCCGCCGCATAATTTGCAGGCATTGCATTGGACCCGCTGCCCTGCTTCCTTGCTGGCGGGGCATAGGATCTCTTTACCTTTGATTAACTCGCCAAGGTCCGCGATTACTCGGAAAGTCCGGTTGCCACGGTCCCAATGATCGAGCGCTTGCGCTTCGGTATCTGCGCTTTGCATCGCGATATCTGGACGGAATCCAGATTGATGCGAGTATGCCAGGTGTGATTCGCATTGGCGAATGAGTTGGTCCCATATCCAGGACGGAACCGCCGCTGGGTCGCCGTAAGTTCCAATACGAACCACGCGCCCTGCGCCTAAGTCCACACGGTCGCCCACGTTATCCGCCGCCGGATATACGCCGCGCATGTATGATTTATAAACGATTGTTGGACCTTGACCGAGATTGACGTAGCAGTCACGCTTGACCGCTTGCTTGCGCACTGGGTCGGTTGTCGGTGTGCCTCTGAATTTGCAGTCGCCGCAGATACTGAAATCTGCGCCCGTTTTACTTGCGTTTAAAGGTGAGATATCCGAGCGGATAATGTAAGTTTGCAATACCTTGCCCGTCTTAGTGTTGCGGTCGCTATAGGTCGCTATAACGACAATTGGTTTACCATCCAAGAGGCTCGGCCCGTTGTATATGATTCCGTTTTTCATTACTTTTGCACCTTTATATATTCGCGGGTTATCTTGTGCTTAAAATGTAACGCCTCGTCGTCCTCGTGCATGAACATGTACAAGTCTTTGATAAGGTCAAACGCTGTTTCAAATTTCTGTTGCATTGTTGTTTCTTTCCATTGTTGAATGCTTAAATACTAGCAGGTTGTGCGTGACATACAAGTATTAATTAACCTTGCGCCTTTGCCCTGCGCCCCGCGCCCTTTTTATTTTAACCCTGCGCCCTGCGCCCTTGACATTTTTTGCGAGCGCAGCGAGCAATTACTTCCCGCAGCATAGACATTTATCTTTTTTTAAAGTGTTTAGCCTGGTGCTTATCGAGGTAGTCGTTCGATCAATAACCCAAGCTAAACAAAGGATGATGTCGTTGCGTTTGCCCCTGCCCTCGAACTTATCCATAAACGAGAGTATTAAATCATCCTCTTTCTTTTCCCATGGTAGGGACGCCCTAGTCCAACTAGAACGCACTCGATCTCTCCATTGGTTTAAGTTTGCTCTGCGAACGCTGATTTCCCCGTGATATAATGCACGTTGGAACTCATCGTCATAATCCCAGCAACTATTTACCACGGGTTGCCCGTTTATATATTCTCCCGTTCGCCATACCTTATGTTTTATTTTCATGGTCTCTCTCCTTAGTTGAATAGGATGCGGGCCCTCGATCAAGGGCCCGACACCAATTAAACTATACGCTGTATTCGTCGCGCCATTCGGGTTCCGCGTCCACAAGCTGGCCGTGTTGCGTGATCTCTCGAGCGTATGTGTCACCCATTTCATAACCACCACCGTGCATCATGGGCGAGGTGGCAGCAACAAGCCACCGAGCGTATGGGTCCTTGGCCTCCGAGCTCGAGTGCTTGTAAGTTTTAAGAACCTTCCATACCCAGCCTTGGCTGTTGGCATATGTTGCGTATGGTGTATCTTGAGCGCGGGTTTTTCCGAATGAATTTTTAGGCATAATGTTTCCTTATGTTTAGTTGAAATAGTGTCTCGATTGTACTTGATGCACAACCAAGACACAAGTGATTATCCGATAACGCCTTTGATAAGTAATATGCATATAACGCCGCATATCGCAAAATAGGCTATTCCGATTATAAGATGTTCGTTCATAATGTTTCCTTTGTTAAACTGCACTATCGCAGTGGAATGGTGCCCCATGGTGGGGCACCTAACCACTAGGATATAGCGAATGTTTTACGAGGCTTGGCCCAAAAGCAACTATGCTCGGGGTGGTTTGGGTCCTCGGTGGCCTCACATTGCTTTTCAAAGCTCGCGGCTCGGTGGGTAGTCCACCACCCCATGGCTGGCGCTTTCTTTGCAAGCTCGCCGTCGTTGGATAGTTTCCACTCGGCAAGGCCCGCATCTACCGCGTACTGGCGGAGCTCGTCGTGCTCCTTTTTCTTCGCCTTCATATCCGCCTCAAGTACTGCGAGCATGCCGATTAGTTCATCGCGTGAAAAGATACTGCCATGGCTTAGGCCCGTATCAATCTCTACTTTTACGTTTTTGTTTTTAACTATGGTTGTCATAATGTTTCCTTTGTTGAATGTTTCCATAACTTAGTTATGCGCTACATGAATGTGGAACACAAGCGCCAATATACAAAGTGACGCTACGTAACTTCCCGCGATCCAAGGGCCATGGCCCTTGGGCTAGGGGTTACTGTGTCGCATCGCGACCCCTCATATTCTTTTTTACTTGACCCCATCCCCCCCTTTTTGGGGGGACTACTAATGCTGTAGGTCTTATATAGTTGGTGAGATAAATTCATTCGGCCCTAATTCCATTGCGCTTGTATGTAGGAAACAAGTTTGCCCCTAAAATAATATCCACTATATTTTCATTTGAGATTATTGTACTGTGCCGTAAACTTGGAACGGAGATTCTAACATGATGCCACCGATGATGACTGGGGATCCTGAGAAAGATCGCCTAGCTATGGAGAACTTCAAGGTCCAAGAAGCGAGGTTCAATGAACGCATGCAAGGGCTCGCGGGCCTTCAACCACAGCCTTTGGACCCTCAACAGCAGATTCAAGAGATAATGCAACAGCCAACGCAGTCGCCGCTATCGTTAATGCAACAGCAGCAGCAAGGGCTTGATGGCATGACACCGGAGCAGATATTACAGAAACGGGCGCAACAACCGCAACAGCAGCCCACGCCGGAGCAATTGCAAATGCAACAGCAGGCTGAGCAACAGCAGGCTTTTTCCCAACAAATATCGGCTCAACTGGCTCAGCAGCAACAGCAAGCACTCCCAGGAACTACGGGCGAGTTTGGCCCATTAAACAATCGTCAACCTACTATGCAAGAGCAGATGGCGAAGGCGATGGAGCAGCGTCAAAGG